CAAAACATCCGGGTGCCGGACACCTTGCCGTTAAAGGCGTTGGTGTGGACGCAGCTGTGGATGTCCGCGCCCCAGGCGTCGGACTCGGCGCAGCGCTGGGCCATGGTGGTGCCGAAGGCAGCCAGCTTCACCTCCACGCCGCTGCGGCGCAGGGCGGCAGCCTCCGCCTCGGCGATCTTCTGGCACTGGACGTGCTCGTTGGTGTTGCCCCAGGCATAGCGGTTTTCCGTCTGGTCGCTGGGGCTGATGTACACTCGCTTACTCATTGTTGTTGTCCTCCTCTCCCGGCAGCTTGTCCGCCGCCGTATCCTCAGCGTGTACTTTCAACTTCTTGAGCAGGGCCTGGAGGAAACCAGGCACTGGTGCACCAATGGCCGACACATTTTCCAGGATGGACAGCAGCTCGTTGATCACCAGCCAGATAATGACGATGCTGGCAAACAGGAACTCCACCGGCCAGTCCCAGCCCAGGGTGTCGGCTCCGTAGCGTAGCAGCCAGTCTACCACAGCGGCCACGGCGACGATGACCAAGTAGCCCACTTTTTTCAGGATGCCCCGCAGGCCCACCCGGGAGGACAGTTCCCCGGCGTTCCATGCCTTGGTCATGCCCGTGGCGTAGTCCAGCAGCATCACCACCACCAGCACCAGCACCGGCACCAGCAGATGCACCCCATAGGCGCACAGCGCCCCCAGGGCGGCCGCCAGCGCGGCCTTGATTGCGTTTTCTTTCATGTAAAAAACTCCTTTCGTTTTGTGATTTTGCTTTAATTTTTGTGCAATTTTTGGCTATTTTGTCAATTGATTTGTACGCACAATAGGCGTACAATACAACCAAGCTAAAGGAAACGGACAGGCCGCAAGGCCGGAAAGGACAACATCATGGATATCATCGAGAGAATGGGCCAGCTCCACAGCGGCAGTGCCAGACTGCTTGTATACAACCTCGGCGGGAACCCGATGCAGATCATCGACGACTGGCAGTCCCGGATCGGCGAGAGCGTACCCCTTGCGGATTGGTTTGGCGGCGCGAACACCTTAACGCTGGACGACGCAGCGAATGGCGCGTACTGGGACATCGTCAAGTACGCCAAGTCCCTCTACTTTGCCCCCATGACCAGGGAGACCGCCGTAACTGTCGCAAACGCCATCACCTCCGTCGGCAAGCTCCGTCTCGCTGACGACATCGAGTTTACGGACATCGCATTCGCGGATGCGTGGAACGATGCCCACCCAGATCAGCCCCGCATCAGCCGCAACGTTGACATTGGATAAGGAGGATTACGACCATGGCAAAGACTACACAACTGACCAATGAGCAGGTCAAGGCGCTTGCCGTCATCTACGCCGCCTGCTATCGCGCCACATGCAGCGACAATCTCACGGACACGCTTAATGCGCAGCGGTTCCCGCTAAAGATGGCCTCGCGCTACGTCCACAAACTGCACGACATGCGTGCAAGCACCCCCGATATCGAGCGGCTTATAGCCGAGCAATACAGCAAGATCGACAACGACACGGCCCAAGCTTGCTTTGACGCCTGCCTGTCGATGGAGCAGCAGGGCGTCTGGTCGCTGGCATACAGCCGCGCGATGGATGGAGGGCAAAATGAACAAAACTGAACGTTTATATATCAGGCTCACGCCGGAGCTCAAAGAGCAAATCCAGGCCGCCGCAGAAGCGGAGGGCCGCAGCGTCTCAAACTATATCGAGCACCTGATAACGCAGGCGCTGAAACGGGAGGGCTAATCGCCCTCCTTTTTTTGCGCCTCACATCGCCAGCGCGATCCACCTGATCTGTGACCCGTTGGCCCAGCATCGGGAGGAGCCGTCGGTCCGCAGGCGGAAGGAGCTGGCGGTGATCTGGTCCGCCACGCAGGTGGTCGCTGCTGCTGCTAAGGTGTCGCCCGCTCCGCCGCCGCTGGAGTTGATGCACTGGGCAGCTGATTTGTTGGTCCGCACCCCCGGCACCAGACCGGAGGCGAAGTTGACTGCATATCCGCACACTACGTTATAGGTGGTCGTGCTGTCAAAGGTGGGGGTGTTCTCCACCCGCAGGAAGATCAATGACGGCGCTGTGCCCAGATTGTGGGTGATGGTCTCGTATACGGCGTTTGTTACCGTCTTTCCCAGCGTTACAGTGCCCTGGGCCATTTTCAGCGTACCGGTGACCTTTCCCCCGGCCACATACGCCGTCAGGCCCGCCAGGATGTCGCCCGCCGTGGCCGTGGCGTCGCCGGTATCCACTCCGCCGCCGGTGACGATGCCACCGATGGCCTCCGGGAAATCCTCGGCGGCAAGGGGCGCTTTACCGCCGGTCTTGCTGCGGATGGCGTCTGCAATAGCGCTCAGCAGAGCGCTCAGGGTGCTGTATTTTCCCATCAGTAGCTCGCCTCCATTGCCGCGCCGACGGCCGCCGTGATAGCGGCGCCGACCTGTGCCGCCGTCTGGTAGCCCTTGCCTGTCACGGTGGATTCCACCTGTGCCGCCGTCTGGTACCCGCTGTCGTTGGTGATCTCGGAGGTCTTGACAGGCACACGGGTGTTCAGCTTCCGCACATACACCAGACCGCTGGCCAGCATGGGCGTGACCTCATAGCTGGCGTTTCCGGTCAGTGCGGCGGAGTTGGCGGAGCTGCCGCCGGGGACGTCGCCCACAAACGTAATGCCTGCCGACACCGTGGTGTACAGCTGTACCTCCGTGGCCGTGGTGTTCACCACCCGGAAGGGATTCACGTTGCCATAGGTATACGGGATGAACACCCGGGCCTTGGCGCTGAGGGCCGTACCCAGCACCAGCGCCTTGTCGCACAGCAGCAGCTTGTAACTCTCGCTGCTGCCGCCGGTGGTCAGGTGTTCGTTGAGGTTCACCACCGTGTCCTGCAAATTGTCCACCGTCAGCTGATTGCCGGAATACCAGGTTTCCTCCGCCGGGTTCCGGCTGAGAAAGCCGGTGATAACGGCCTTGCCAATGGAGGTGTTGACGGCGCTCTGAACGGACAGCGTTCCCTTTATGCTCACCGTCGGGTCGTCCTCCACCGTCACGCCGTCCATGCGCAGGTTTTCAATGTCCAGCGGGATAATGACCCGTTTGGCGCTCTTGTTGACGACGTACAGCTGCCTGATCCGCAGGCTCCCCTTGCCGGACAGCCGCAGCGTGGGATTGGTCTCCCCGGATTTCTGAGTATGCCGCCAGCCGTCCACGCGGACGTCGAAGGTGCCGCCTGCGGCGCTGCTGGTGTAGATAATGGTCTTGGCGTCCGTCTCGATGTTCCGCAGGGTCAGCACGCCGGGCAGGGTAGCCTTGGTGGTGTACAGTGCGAAGCCGCCGATGCCATTGTTCAGCATCCGCACGTTTTCGATGGTGATGTTGGTGGCCGTGCCCAGATTGGGCTCCACGTCGATGCCGTACTGGGGCGCCGTGCGGTCGGTATAGGTGAAGTCACAGTCCCGCACCACCACGCCGTCCGCCTCGATAATGGACAGGCCGTTGCGGCTGCATTTGTAGGTGCGGATCCGCTCCAGCGTCACGTTCTGAGAGATCTCATCCATGGTCCCGTTGCCGCCTACGCACACGCCGTCGCCCCAGGTGTACCGGATATCCACATCGCTGACATGGACGTTGTGACTGTTGACGATGCGGATGCCGTGACCGCTCTCACCGGTGGTGGCCGTGTGGGACTCCCGGTCGCCGATGATGGTCAGCCCGCCCTCAACGGTGACGTTGTTCACGTTGTGGATGTTCAGCACGGCGTAGAAATCATAGCCATTGGCGGTGAGCTGGAGGGTAGCGGCGTCGAAAAGCAGCCGCTGCCCGCTGTGCACCGTCAGGGCGGCAAAGAAATTGTTGTCCGCCGTGGTCGCGCTGACCTTGTAGGTCCCGGTGGGGAACAACACGGCGGAGATACCCCGTGTGCTGGCCGCATCCAGCGCCGCCTGGATGGCCGCCGTGTCGTCGGTGGTGCTGTCGCCCTTAGCTCCGAAATCCCGGACGTTGAGCATGTCCCGGTACTTTTTCCGCCAACCGGTGGGCTTGCCGTCTGCATCCACGGCGGACACCATGATCTGGTCATCCGCCGCCAGACCGGACAGGCCCATGGATTTGTCAGTGCCTACCCGGATCAGCTCATCCTGGATGGCGTTGAGGGCATCAGCGTGGATAACCGTCAGGTTATCCACAAAGTCCGTCTTGCTAAAGGCCATTGTATCACTCCTTTCAGTGCCCGAGTCGGGCGCAAGTTGTCAGTCCACTACGCGTCCGTCTCCACCCCGTACCGCGCAAACATCGCGCGGATGGCGGGATTGCGCAGCAGCTTTTTCCGCTGGCCTTGGTTAAGATCGTTGTAGACCGCTTGCAATGCGGCTTTGACCTCCGTGTTGTACGCGATAACGCGATCTCGCAGCTCACTCATGATGTCACCCCTGTCAGCAGCGCATCCAGCGCATCACGCAGCTCGGTATTGTCCTTTTCCAGCGCGGCAATACGTTCTTCTGCTGTCGGTTTGGGCGAGGGCATCGCTTCCATCTCCGCTGCCCGCTTTTCAAACTCCGCGATTTCCTCGGCAGTCATGTCGCGGATTACGCCATTTTCGTAGATTTTCATTCTGGGCTCTCCTTTTAGTATCGTCCGTAAACCTTAGCTGTTATTTTTCCAGCATACGGGGCCGGGAAGTAAATAGACAATTTACCGTTATTTTGCCTCCTAACTCCTTGTTCAACCATCCACATGGAGGGCGTAACGTTATAGCTAAGGTTCACAACACTCATACATCGTTTTGCAACCGTCATTGCTTCAAGGCTTCTTTCTTCATAAAATTCTACATAGGTATTTAAGCGGTGCGAAAAAAAGAAATAGCCGATTGTTTCCCCATTGACTGTCACGGAAATGTCCTTGGCCGCACCCCAATCTGCTGCCATATTTTGATCGAGCTTTAGCCACAGTTGGAACTCTTTCATGGGGTCGTTCTTGGCTAAATCCACCTCAAATACAGATATTTCTTCGGCGATTGTGTTGCTCCCGTCATACACTTTTTCCCAATTACTTCCCCCACCTGACGGCATGTCCACTGGCTCCCACGCGGTTGGCACGCCGGATGCGTCCACGGCGGCAATCTTGGCAATCTGGCCGACCGTCGCACCGGTGATGTCCATGCCCGCACCATCTTTGCCGGGTGCACCAGCAGGGCCTCGCGGGCCGTCAAACTCGCCGGAAGCTTTGGCCTGCGCAAGCGCCGCGTCCGTTGCGGCTTGCAGATCGGACTGTGCGATAGCTCCAGTCTCTGCGGCGGAGTATGTTGGCTTGGTCTTAGCCTTTGCCCACGATGGGACGGTCGGGTCGGTTTCCTCAATTGGGTGTGCGGCCAGATAATCAGCAACCGCCTTGGCGATGTCATCCGGGTCTACGCCACCCATCCCCTTGATAAGCTCCATGAGCTGGTCGTACACATCAGGCGTGGGGTCGGCAGGAGCGCCGCTGGCAGACCGCACGGACGACAGTGCCCGCAGGAGCACCATGCGGCTGGTGTGGATGTCCCCGGCGTAGAGTCCGATCTGCACACATCCGGGCACAGGTACCGGAGGCAGAGCCACGCTGTCACCTGTAAACACGGTGTCGGCGTAGGTGCTGTCCATGTAGATCACGCGCATGGTCTTGGTGTCGTAGGCGCTCCATTCTGCGTCCAGGTCCCAGTGTACGATATAATCGCTGTTGTCGCACACAACGGTCGTCCCGGCGGTGCATACCGGGCGCTTATCGGTAACGGTAATGCTGATATCAGGCATGTAATACCCTCCTTATGCCGTCCTGCGCCATGTGTACACGGCCAGGTACGGCGGCATATTGTTGTGGGCTTGGCCGCCGCAGTTTGACGTAGCCTTGCCCGTGTAAGCGTTGTACTGGGTACTCGCAGCTTCATACAGGCGGATGGCGTTGACGCCCTCCGTAATGCTCTGGCCCGTGTAATCGTAGCCGTGGGTGTGGTTTGCCATCTCCGCCGCCGTCAGGATGTGCTCCTCCTCGCCGCCGGTAGAGCCAGCCGCGTGCGAATCACCAGCCGCCAAGAGGAACCTGTCCTTGATCTGCTCCCAGGTGCCTCCAAACAGGTCTGCTGGGGATGTGGGGTCCGTAGACTGGTAGATGCTGCCGACGGGGTGGAGATAATCCAATAGAGCTTTCCCCAAATACCGGATGGGCCATTTGAACTCTACCACCTTTTCGTGTTCCGCCACGCCGCCGAAGCATACCCCGGGCAGGGAAAAACTCATGTTCATGGGCACCGAAACGGTGGGGATGGTGATCTCCCGCGTTACCGTGGTTCCCAGGGAGTCCGTAGCTTTGACCTGTACAACGCTGGTCGTGTCCGTACCAAAGGCAACCAGATACACGGTCTTTGCACCGCTGGTCTGGTCGGTCAGTGTGGACGCGCCGGTAATTTCCACAGACGCCTTGTTCCCGGTCAGCTGGAGGGACAGAGTGAACGTCAGCTTGATGTCCGCGCCCATGGAATTTTCCGTCCACACGCTATTTGCGTAAGAGCCGCGCGCAAAGGTCAAATCCTGGACCACTGGGCCGCTGTACGCGTTCACAGTGATGTTCTTGGCAACAGATGCCGTGCGCCCTCTGCTGTCCGTGACGGTGGCTACAACGGCCATTGTGCCGCTTTCTGTAAGGACATTCGCCCCGTCAGGGCTGGCGGCTTTTCCGCCGATGGTCAGGGACTTGGCCTTGATCGTACTGCCATAAGACCCAGCAGCGGAAAACGTGGCTTTCAGGGCGCTCTTGCCCTGCACCCAGCCGTATGTGGGCTGATATCCGGAGGTGTCTGACAGACTCACGGACAGGGTGGGTCTTACCGATGCAGGGATGGATGCCGTCAGTGTGGTCGTATTGGTGCCCACCACGGTGTCCCCGTTGTAAGTGGTGATCTCCGCCGCGATGTTTACGGAGATTCCAGACGTATTCTGCGCGGCCCAATCCAGTGGCGGCGTGTACGGAATGGATGCGGCGCTGGATTTTGTCGCCACAGTTACCTGTGCCGCAGAGCCGCACTTGAGTTTGATGGTGTGTGTAAAAGTGCTCACGGCCCTGGTCACTACAAGCGTACCGGCAGAACCCAGCACAAGTCCGGTCGCTGAAACGGAAGATGCCCGGGGGATATCCGGGAGATTGACCGTGCCGGAAACCGTCAGGCTGGACGGCGTGTAAGATGACGTAAACCCGCTGTGCCAGTCCGCAGAAAGAACCACAGACCCCTTGCCCATATTGTTATGAGCCACGGTGATAGACTTGCTGCCCAGCTTGTACCAGCCCCTGGAATTGTACCGGTACGGGTTATACACCTTGGTGCCTTGCAGAGTGTAATAGCAACTATTGGCGTCCAGGTTGTAGCTCTCTCCGGTGCCGTCATAGATGTACAGCGTAAGGGCCAGCGTGGACTTGTTGTCTGCGATACTCTGGGATACGCTGTAATCCAGCCGCAATTGCCAGCCGGTGGCCGATACCGGCCCATAAATGCTTGCCATCAATTCACCCCCACGAAGGACACGGAACCGTTGGGCTGTACGACAATGCCCATAGGTCCCAAGCGGAACTTGCTCAGCTCCACCAGCTCAAAGCTGTTGTTGTTCCAGTACGCCAGGAGCGTCCCGGACGTATCGTAGAATCCGATCTTGTCGTTGTATTCCTTTAGGACAATTTCCGACGCAGAAGAACCAATGCGTAGCACCGGATGGCCGTCATCGTCAATTCCCGCCTCGATGAAGTCCGAAAGCGTCTGGCCGTTGACGGTGACTCTTTCTGCGGACATTTGCCCTGCGGTAATGACATTTGCGTTGATCTCGCCATCCATGGTCAAGGCAACACCGGAAATTGTATTTCCGCCGTCCTTAGAGAATCCCAGACCACCTGTGGACATAATCCACATCCGGGTATTGGGCGTAATGGTGGGCGTATCTCGCAGGGTCCACCCGACGGGGAAACCCTGATCGTCCAGAGTCAGTTCATAATACCCGCCCTTTGCCCCGATGATCTTCTGCGTGGCGTTTTGCATGGCCTTGGTAAGGCCCTCATAAGCCCGCTTAATGCGCTGCTCCGTAGGGCTTTCCATGGCGTAATCCGCATCCTGCGGGGCGTAACTGTGCATCGTAGAGGAAAGGCCACCGTACAGGTGGATTTCCTGCTCCATAACACACACGTCCAGCCATTCGCCGGTGTCACCCTCCACCTGGATAACGTCGCCAACCTCAACAGACGGGTCGCAGCGCCATTTTACATCGCAGGGCTGGAAGGATATCTCCACCTCCGGCTGAATCAGGTCTGCAACGGCCTGATTCATGTAGGGGTTTGTGGACGTAATGCCCAGGCCGGTGCCGGATGTAATGGGTTCATCTTCCGTTCCGGTGGTGAGGCTGGATACCGTGTACAGACCGTCTGCCGTGCGGGTCAGGCCGGACATGTACTGCTGCTCCCGGCTGACCCGGAAGGTAGTATTCTCATACCACTTGAACACCAGATTGCCGTCCCGGTCGAAATGCGCAGACTGTCCGCACAGTCCAGCCAGCCACCCCAGCTGCTGTCGGATGGTTCCCTCAAACACAGACTCGATTGTCATATCCGGGAAAGTCACCGTTGGGGGAGTCAGGCCGCTTTGCGCACACAAGTCCGTCAGCATAGCGTCTGGCGTGGCGGGAAACTCAATTTGCGGAGTGTACTGTTCCGTCAAGGATGCCATCTGGTCATAGCCGGTGATTTCCCAGCCATACACCAAATTTTCCACGCCGTCTGCGGGGATGTAGTATCGGCCCAGGGGGACATATTCCACCCCAGACGCTGCGGTGCTTACGCCGACAATTGCCTTACCGGCCACAGCCTGACCGGCGATGGCTGTCGTGCCTGTATCGCCGCCAGGAACGTAGATGCCGATATACGGCACAAAGTACCCACCGGACAACTGCAACGGCTCATCCGGCTTGTAAATGCGGATTTTGCACCGCCCGGAACAGGCGGAGCCGACGGAGATCCCGTCCGAAGAGTCAAACGCTGGTGTGGCGGTGATCTCCTGAACGTAGTTCCCGTCAAGCTCTGTCTGCCCGTTGAAAATTACCTTGGCCTTGATCTCGCGGCCATAATCCGCAAACGCGGTGTGGAATGCGGTGGAGACATTGTACATGGCGTCACCTCTCCACGAAGTTCATGGACAGGCTTTCCCATCTCCATTCGCCATTGATGCAGGAATACATGGGCGTGGTCCGGTCGCCCACATAGCATGTCATGGTGCGGTTCCTGCCATCCTCTGCATCTGGCCCTGTCGCCTGGAAAAATACGTCCGTGACGGCTTTCAGGATTGTGGAGCATTGTTCAGCAGTCAGAGGGGGCCATTCCATGGTCCACTTCCGCTTCCTGGCCACCCTGTCGCGGAACGCATCACCATTTTGGTTTCTTCCGGAACCGTCTGCATCTACGTCCTGTAAGCCCCAGGAAAAAGATTTGGGGTCAGGGAGCGGCACAGTGGTCTCGTCTTTCTTTTTTACCGTGATGATTGCCATGTGCCCTCCTTACGCGAACAGAGGAGATTTGCCGGTTGCCCGAACCACCTCTTTGTTCTTCTTTACGACGTTGCGATACACCACATCACCATCCATATTGATAGTGAGATTGATATCCCCGGACACTCCATCTTTATTGGACATGGCCGACATTACAGCGCGGTACACGCCATCGGACACGGCGGAGACTATCTGGTCATTGTTCGCAACGGATGTCCGTCTGCCGATGTTGCCCACCATCTCCGCGCCAGCTTCACGGGCAACAAACAACTGGCCCTCGTTGGGAAAACCGCCTTCGGCGAACTGTTTGATTTTCGGGATGTTTACCAATCTCTTATTGAAAGCGGGTATAATCTGAATGCCACCGATTTTTAGACCCTTGAAGTCCAGGTGGAACATCTCATTTACCGCATCAATCACGACATTGACGATGGAGATAATCCCGTTGGCCATCTTCTTTACAAATCGGGTAATAGGGTTGTCGTCCAGCTTCCATGCGGCGTGAGATGATGCAAGCCCGGCGGCAAGCACGGCAAGGCCGAGTCCAATTCCCGCGCCAGACAGGAGCAGCAAAATGCCGAGAACCATAAGTGCACCGCCAACAATACCCGCAATATAAGAGATCGACTTTTTCAGGAACTTCGAGACGGCGTCCCAGTTCAGCGCCGCAGCTGTCGCGAGGCTTGCCGCTCCGATTACCATCAGAGCAATGCCCAGAGGGATGTTTACTCCGGTAAACGTAAGCAACGCGCCGAGTACCAACTGCGCGGCACCAAGTATCACCATAACGGTGGTGATTGTTTTTTTCACGGAATCAGGCATTTCGTTCCACTTTGGAACAATTGCTGTGGCCAGCACGAACGCACCAGCCACCATCAAGGCAATACCCAGCGGGATATTCGCCCCGGAGAAGGCCAAAATGGCGCCTACCGCCAGTGCGCCCAATGCAACAAATGTGACCAGCCCGCCGATGATTTGTCGGACATCTTCCGACAGTTTATCCCACGTCAGAGTTTGAGACGCAATCAGTTCCGTTGCGCCAAATGCCATAAGGCCGATGCCGATGGGAATATTTGCCCCGGAAAAGGCAAGGATTGCGCCGATGACCAACGCTGCAGTTCCGCTTACAAGGTCAATGTTTGCGATGGCATTTTCCAAAACATTCTTTACGGCGTCCGGGTTATCTTCGTTGCCGGAAATCATCAGAGCAAGGCCACTTGCCATCATGGCGATTCCGGCGGGCACGTTAATCCCGGTAAAAGCGAGAATCGCGCCAATAACAAAATCGGCCGCGCCTAATGTGGCTTTGATTTCTGCAATGTTGTCTTCGATTGTCTGTTTGATCTCAGAAACCTTGCTTTGAACAGCCCCAGTCAGGAAATCGTACTCGGGCAAATCAATCCCGAGTCCACCAGAGCCAATAATGTCAGCATCAGTTTTGCCGGAAGAACCCGTGTTGGACGGCAAGATGTTCAATTCGTCAAAGCCCATGGTGTAGCGCTTAAATTCCTTGGCAGCATCTACCGCTGCATCCATGTTGTCCGAAAGCTCCCCGGCGGCAACAGCTCCACGATTCACGACATCCCAGTCAACGTCCGTAAGCTCAAACCCAAACAGTTTAGCCAGCGCGTTCGCTAACTCGCGGACAATTTGCAGAAATGCAATGACATAAGGCAGAGCCTTAGTCAGAATCGGGATAAACAGATTGCCGATTGCACGGGACACCTGGGTGATTTCTGCTCTGAGCACACGCAGCTGGTTCGCAGGAGCTTCCAGGGTTCGGGCCATATCACCCTGTGCGGTAGTCACCTGTGTCATAATAGCGTAGTACCGCAGTTCTGCTTTTTCCGCCTGATTCATGGCGGAAACGCTCTTGGTAATACCAAGATTCAGCGCTTCCTGCTGCAATCGCGCAACAGACAGGTCATAGCCCAATCTTCGCAGGGGCTCCAGTTCTCCAGCAATGCCGGATTGCAGCTTCTGCATGGAGTCCTCAATAGAGATATTGAAGAAAGAGGACAGGTCATAGCCTAACTGTGTCAGGTTTTTGCTCATGGTGTATGCCCGGTCTTCTGTATCTCCAAATCCAGTCAGAAGCGTCTGAAACACGCCCTGGTTCCGCATCCACTGCGCCGGGTCGATGCCCATCACAGAAGATACTTTTTCTGCGTAGTTCTGCGCTTCCTTTGCGTATTTACCCAGCGCGACGTTGAACAGGTTCAGGTCCTCCTGGTATGTGTTGGATTCCGTGATGGCCGTCCCGATAAGGCCCACCACGCGCCGCAGCCCAGCATACAAAATGCCGAACCGAATCATGCCCGTAGCCCTGCTGAACATGCTGGTTCTGAGAGTCCCGCGCTGCACGGCGGCGTTGTACTGGTTTACCATCGTAATGGCCCGCTGGAGTCTGGCGGGTAGCGCAGCAAATCCCGTTCCGAGTCGCTGCATCTCGTCAGACAACGGGCGAATCGCCGCCGCAAGCTCTTTCATTTGGCGGTTAAACTTATCCAAGTCCGCCGCATCAAGCTCACGCATGACCTCCGGGAGTTTGCCGAGTTGGCTAATAAACGATGTGAGACGGGAACGTCCCAGTTCGGAGAGCGGGCGCATACTGTCTGCAAGGGCAATCAGCTTATCGCCGTCCGTTGTCTTGATTTGGCTCAGCGCCGTAGAAAGTGCGGCGATTTGGTTCGGCACGGAACTGGAGATTTTGACGGCGCCGACCTCACTCAGGCTCTTCAGTCCGCTGGTCAAGGACCGGATCTTCTGAATCTTATCTGCGCTGGTGTTCTCCAGGGCCTTGTTCAGGGAGTCCAACTGCCTGGCAGTAGTGCGCAAAGCCGACACGCCCCCGGATGTGGCCGTTTTCAGACGAACCAGGGTGTTTTGCAGCTTTTCCAGGGACGCTACAGCGCTGTCGCTGTTTTCCTTAATTTGAAACTCAATACCCTGGATTTCCACATTATCCGCCATTTTTGCCACCTCCCTGTTCGAATCGTTTGTTGTTTGCGATCATAAACATCTCCATGACGGACCGCGCCTTCTTGTCGCCTTGCTCCTGTTTTTTGGGCTTTTCGCTCTGTGCATACAGGTCGTATGGGGAATCACGGTACGGCTTTGGCCTGGTGCCTTTCTTGCCACCCATGCGGAGAATGGGTGCCAAATCCGCCACGGCTTCATAAATGTACGCGCCGTGCAGCCATGCGGTTTGATTTGTCAAATCGCGTTTAATCTTCGCTGCTTCCCTGTAATATTTGACCAGTTCGCAGTCCTCGTCCCAGTACTGGCTATAGGTCATGCCAATGGCCAGATAATATGGAAACAGCTCATAGAATTTATCGGAATAGCGGGGGATTGGCTCCCCCGCTTTATTCGACGGCGACTCGTTTACCAGTTCGCCGTCCAGGTAGGGTTTTCCTCGCTTTCCGCAGGCTCGTCCAGCAGGGCGATGATGGGGTCGTTGTACATCTCAACCAGCTTGCCGATCAGTTCGTCCTTCTTGGGCATGCCCGCGTAAATCCTGTCGATCACGTCGCGCTTAACAAACCGATGATGAGCCTTAAAAGCTCCAGCAAACAGCGCGGGGAGACTGGTCATAGGCTTGTTTTCGACTTCGGTCGCAACAAACCCTTCTTTCTCCATCAGCTCCACGGTCTTCCGGGTATATTCCAGGGTGTACGCAATGCCAGTCACGGGGTCCTTAACAGTAAGCGTCTTTGCCATGTTCTGTTTCCTCCTTATTCGTTCTCCAAATTGATTACGGTCGAGGGGGCGATGGTGATAGCCATGCCCACAACTTCGTTGACGCCGCCTCCAGTGGGGTACACGGACAACTCGCCCTTAAAGCTGAACTTGCCGTCCGTCCCGGAAGGAGTCAGCGTTCCCGCGCTTTCGGTTCCGCCGAACCATACGGCGTAATCCTCCTGCTTGCCCTCCAGCGCCTTGAGCGCCTTATAATCGGTCAAGGTGTAGTTGGCGGTGAAAGACAGGCCGTCCATGGACTGGATGCCCGCGATGAAGGTCTGCATCTTGTCGGAAAGCGTGGTGGTTTCCAGCATGTCGGGGTCGCCACCCAGATCGGGGAACTCTTTGATGTCGATCAGCTTCGACCACGACGCAGCGCTGGTATCTTTATGCATCAGGAAAACCTTGTAGGTAGAGATAGCGATAGGTCATCATTCCTTTCTGTTATCGTCTGAAAATAGTGGCCCCGTCTGTTTCCGCCCTGTATCTGGCAACAAGACGGTAGATAGAAGCGTTTTCCATGTTCGGGACCGGGGACATGGAAATCCTTGTGAAGTTACGCGCATACATCATCCTGTCGATGTCTGCCATGATGGAACGGCATTCACTCTTTTTCCCGCCAGTTTTGTTGGAGTAGACGTTTACCTCGTACATCAGTACGGAATATCTCTCGCTTTCAGATGAATCTAAACGATTTGCGGAGGTGTAATTGTCCTGCTCCACAATGCTGGCATGTGGGAATTTAGGGGGCGCATTGATGTACTCCCCGGCCACGTCAATGCCCGGGTATTTTTCGCGGAGCTGTTCCGCGATTGGCGTATACACCTTGCTTTCGATGTCGATCATCGGAACACCTCCTTGACCAGGGCTGGGAGCCTGTCTGAAAGCTCCTTTAGCGGACAGCGCCGTCTTTACAGTCCTTTTCACGACACATTCACCTTGCTGACGGCGATGGAAACCAAATTCAGAGACTTGGCAATTTGCTTTACAACGTAGTCATAAAGCGGCCTTTCGTCTTTATATTCCGGCTTTTTGTCGATAAAAAGTACCGCGTTTTCGTCGATGGGGCAGGTCATATCATCTGTGATGATCACCTTGTCATAGGAGATGAACTGCCCAAACTGCTGAATCTGAGCATACCCGGCAGCTGGGGAGATATTGGCTTCCATTTTCACCGGATCCGCATATTTCACGTTTTTTTCGCCGGTTTCGTAGCCACCAGCGTCCTTCCCCAGTTCTGTCCCTTGGTACAAAAGATACCAAAACGGCCTTTTGTTTCGGTTCATGATTTTCATCCTTGCACCTCACATGGTGGCCGCAAACGGCACGATTTCCCGCATAAGAGAAGGCGGCACGTCGCCGCCCTCATAAGACCTGGAAACGCCATTTTCGCTATGCGCTGTTTCTCCCTCTGCTCCGCGCTTGTTGATGAGATATGCGGCGATCTCAATTTGGTTGAACTCGTAGCATGCGGGGACGGCAGTGGCATCTGTCCCGAACGGAAACGCTCTGCGGAGAATCTTGCTGGCCGCAATATTCAGATACGCAGAGAGAATCGATTCGCTTGTCTCTCCGGTCATGTCTCCCAGCATGGCCAGTTTTTCTTCGTCGCGCATCTCATACCTCCAGATCAGCCGGTGACAGCTTTGGTGTTAACGGGATTGCTGGCGTCGTTGGCAATAAACACGCTGCGGCTGTAGGTGGGCTTGGTAAAGCTGGCGGCGATGCCGGTAAACTTGCCGTGATACCACTCGGGGCCATGGTCAAGGCCGATCTGGCCGAACAGCTGATACTTCTCGCCCGCGCCGGTCTTTGCCAGTTGCTCCAGGAAGAAGTTACCCTTGCCGGGCACGGGCTGGAACACGGGGGAGATAACGTCCAGGTTCAGCAGCAGAGCGGTGCCAGCGGGCAGGCACTCGCCAAGGTACAGGTACACCACGCCCAGGGGAGTAACCACGCTGGAGAGGGAAATGCCGTTGATTTCACGCGAAGCGGGAACCACGGTCAGGCCATTCTGAACAGCGTCGGCGTTGATCTGGAACATAGTCACAGCGTCACACCACAGGCAAAGACCATCGGTGGGGGCGTTCTGCCCATGGATCTTCTTCACCATGTCGGCAATTTCCCACAGGCCCAGAGGCTTGCTGGCCATAGCCGTGACGTTGGTGGTGACTGCGGTAACGAGACCACGGGTTTTGTTGATCTTGGTGTCATCGGTGGCCTTGTTGTACACGCCGTTGATAAACGTGTATTCAATGTCGCGGTTGATCTTCTGCATTTTGGCGGCCACCTGGAAGTCCAGTTCGTTAATGGGGTTTGCCTGTTGACCAGCTACGTTCAGGCCAGACAGGGTGCCCATGTTGGACTGCTTGGCATAGGAGATTCCGACAGCTTCATGGAAAATCTGGGTAACGTTCGTTTTCTGCTCCCGGGTCACAATGGAAGCGTCGGGTGCGGTCAGGGACGCAGACTCGGAGATGGCGGGCTGTTCTCCGCCGCTGGTGGTGTACTCCTGGCCGGTAACAAACTCTACGTGGTTCGTCACCTTGGCCCGGGAACCGATAATGGAACTCAGGGGGGTCTTGGTATTGCCCTTGTTAAAGAGCATGCCGGAATAGTTCAGCGTTGCAAAGCTGGTAGCAAAAGTATCTGCCATGTCTTAACTCCTTTTATTTGTTATTTGCGGATTCTTCCTGTGCCTTCAGGCGCGTGTAATAAGCGATTTCCGCATAGTTCTTGCTTGCACGCGCCTCTTCGATCTTCTTGTCGTAATCAACTCCAACGGGACCGGCACCGCCGTGCGGCGCGGGAGTGCCCTTGAGGATGTCGGACTTTACCTTCTTGGCATACTCGTCCAGGAACTTCTGCTGGTTCGCAAAAACCTTTGCGGAATCACCAGCCGCCATAGCTTTGGCAGTGTCATCTGCCAGGTCCTCTGCATAGCCCTGCGCCACGAACTTGGCCTTGTACTCAGAGACGGTCTTTGCCGTTCTCAGCTCGTCAAGCTCTTTCTGCATGGCGGCAATGCTATCGGCTTGCTCCTGCTTCTTGCGCTCGTCCTCGGAAAGCATGTCGTTGTACTTTTTTTTCCACTGGGCGGCGTCGGAGTTTGCCTTGGAAATAGCGTTTTTCTGCCGAGAAAGCTCTGCGGCGTTGTCCTCATACTCAAAGCCCTCCAAGGCTTTGAGCTTGTCCTCGGTGGACATATCTGCGTAACCTTCGATTCTGCTGGTGTCGATTTTCATGTTGATACCTCCTGCGTTTTTTCGGCGGTTCCCTCCGCACCGTTTTCCGTTTTTTCCGAGGTTGTCTCCCCGTCGCGTTTTAACGACTTCCCTGTCGATAGTTCCTTTTCTTCTTGCTTTTCGGCATATTCCGTGCTAATTTTGTACGCAAGCTGAGGATCGGAGAACATGCCGCAGTGTGTAAATGCCAGCTGAGGGGCGATTTTCCCGTTGTTCAGCATGGCTACCAAAACACTGGCCTTTTCGCTGATATTTTCGTAATTCCGGCGCGTAAACCGAATTTCCAGGGCGGACATTTTCAAAGAAAGCGCCCGCAAATTGTTGCAGATTTTGATGGCAATTTTTAGAAACTGCTTTTCGGACCGTTTGAACATCTGTTCGGAATCCTTTGCCCGCGCCTCTGCCGACGACCATCCGTCGCGCATAATGACCGCAGACCCGGTGTCACTGGTGGAGGAGCCTCCATTTCGGTTCGGCATGCCGCAGATCGTCAGGACAGTGTCGTACATGTCATCCGTCAATGTTTGGGTCTGCGTCTGGTTCAGCTCCGCCGTCAGGTACCCAACGTCAGCTTTGAGCGTCGCATCAATGTCCTTGAATTTAATAGCGCCTTCTTCCCTCAGATTCTTGTAGTCTTCGGACGAAATGTCCACGTTGTGGAACAGCATCAGCGCCTGGACAAATTGTTCCACGCCGTCCATGCGGTTGGATTGGACGTTGTTGATAGCGTCCAGAAGGGGGAGCACGATTTCAAAAGCACCCAACCGGGCTTCATTGGCGGGGTACTCGATAATGGGGATTCCCAAAATCTGCGGCTCCGCTTTCACATCCCAGGTTTCCGTCACCTCGAAATACGTATCCTCGGAGTAACAGCAGAAAACAACGGTGTTATCCTCTTTTTGCACATACGTCACGCCCAGAATGGGACGGTGACCTAATCCGCTGGAGTACACCACAAAGGTGTTGCGCGGGTCCAGTGTGAAAATCTCAAACGGTGCTTCATCTTCATCCACGTCCGCCATTTTGTCCGGCAGAATCATGCGGTAAGCCGTTCCGCAGATATGAAACCAGTCCGCCAGTTCCTTGTCCTTGGCGGGCTTGTCCTCTGAAAGCGCATAATCGTTGAGCTTGGACACGCCCTCGGCAATACTCTCATCGTCTCCCCGGCTGACGTACTGCACAGGCTCACCCAGCAGATACCCGACCTTGAACGAAACGATCTCGTTTGCCCGGTTCACAACGATTTTGTTGTTGATTTCTGGTCTGACATCTTTTACCCGGCCCAAGATGGGCTGGTCCCCCTTGTAATACCTGTAAAGATACTCAATGTCCGCCCGGTTCATCTGGTGGATGGGCATAGCCCTTTGCAAAACATCCACCACATTTCCCCGGGTGACGTGCTCAACGTCCGTGTAGATAACCTTCCGGCCGAAAAGATTCATTGGCATACCCCCTTAAAATGGCCGCTTGAACACTTCCGCTTTGCCGCCCACGCGCATCCGGATTTCGTTCTCCAGCAGTGATAAAGCATCCGGTGCGTCATCGTGCGGCACTTTTCCGCTCCGGGTATAAGTGGTGACTTCCTTCATGAAATTGAAGTACTGGCTGCCCCGTTTATAGGTGGACGGATGCTTGAACCAGAAGTGTTTCTTGATGTTGTCGGACGCAAATTCAATTCGCGTCTGTTTGTTGGAAATGGTCCTTTTTGTACGTATTCCAACGCTATATCCACGCTGCCGGACGATTTTCGCAACGTCTCTGGCGTAATACATGCCCGCGTTGTTGCTTTCAAACAGCGCGTCCGCAACGCGGTTGTCGATCAGGCACCTGGCGCATTCTGGCTTTGTGATGTCCGGCGGAGAATCATCAAACACCACGTCCACGATATACACTTCATCCCCGTACAGCGCCGCAACGGGAAGTGCGGTGCTGTCGCTTCCGCTTTCTGCGGTGTCGCACACGGCAATAACGGCGTCCGGATCACGGCCTGTGGGGAGTTCAAAGAAATAATTCAGCTCATCCTTGTTAAAAAGCAGCCCCTTTGCTTCAAAGGGCTGCTGCTGGAATTCACTCTCAAATTGTTCCGCGCTCAAAAGCTCCCTCTGTTCGCGGAAATACGCTGTGGTAAACACCTTTTTCCCGTCCCGTTCGTATTCGTAGTTGCTCTCGTCCGTAACGGGGTCAAGTGCCGGTATTTCAATGGCTTTCCACGCCCAGCCGCCTTTTTGCGCTTCCTCTTGGAGGTGGCCGATGGGGTCATACAGGGAATATCGGGTCCCCGTGGCGACAATGGGGGTGCCCTCAATGGCTCTGCCCAGGATATCACCGGATATGATCTCCCACTTATCGTCCAGCCTCTGGCGGTTTTTTGCTTCCTCACGTCCCTCTACGCAGTCATCCAGATATAGGACGTTCGTAGCCTCCGACAAGCCCACTTGTCTTGCGTCAATAGATCGGCACATGACTGTGGGGAAACGGGATTTTGACCGCAGATTCAGTATCTTTGTGTCCGCATTGGTCTGCACCAGCGGAGAATTGGGAAAAACGTCATAGAATAAATATTCATTTGGCGTTTGCAGATACTCCAGGCACCCGGAATAAAAGCTTTTCACCAGGTCGTCCCCCGTCCCTTCCATTAGGGACGACTTGTCCGGTTCCCGCCCAGACAAAAAATTGACGAAATTGATGCCCAACTGGGATTTCCCGGCGCGTTTGGGCATCGACAGCGTCAACAGCCGCAGTTTCCCGTCCAAAACCTCCTGATACGCCGCCACTATAGGCCGCAAATAATGTCGCCTGGGTGCATAGAACTTCTTCTCTGGTTTGCGGTTCATCTCAATGTACAGTAGAAACGTGTCGAAATCGTGCGGTGCGTCAAAGCACATGGCCTTTTTGTACACGTCAAACAAAGAATCCGCCGCATTTGCGCTGCACTTGTGCAGGGCCGCAGAACTCAGTTTTCGCAAATCCTTGCTCAGCTCATGGGCCAGGGTGAAATCATCCGGTTCCAGTTGTCGGCATACGGACAGAAGGTCCATGTACGGCACATGGTCGGACGGATTCCGCGCAATATGCTGTTTTATGTTTTCCGCCAGCTTCGTGTAGTCCATGCGCCCTCCTTTTGCGCATAAAAAGAGACGGGTTCCCGAAAGAACTCGTCTCTTTTATTTTGCTTGTATAGGTTACTCGCCCACGTTGATTGTGATCGTGTCAGAGGTCTCGTTGAAATCAGCGGTCAGCTTGAACTCAAGCGTCTTGACCTCGGAAATGTCGGACAGGCCAGCCTTTTCAAGGTAGAAAAACATGGAATAATTGATGTTTTTCCCGCCCTGCATTGTTGCGGGGACTCCACCCAGGTACTGGACCATCGTATCATTCACAGAGCTGTCCTGCGGATATACCGTAATTTCCTGGTCCGTCTTGTTCTCGAATTTCATCTGGATGTAGCAAACACCCGGCACGGAATCCAACTCCGTGATGCCCAGGTACGTTGCCTTGAACGTCTCGCCGTCATACACGACCTTCTCAACGGTCTGTCCTCCGGTCTCGCCGTCATCCGGTTGGTCTGCGGTGCCTCCGCACCCGACCATAGCAATTGCCGCCACCATGATGGCAAGCAGCACTGCCCACACTTTCTTTGCTCTCATTTTCCTTTTCCTCCACATTTATTTTCTCCCGGTTGGCCGGGGGAATTACTTCATCTCGCGCCTACTGTCAGAATCGGCTCGTGTTGGCCCTTGACCCATTCCTTGTTTTTTCCGTACCGGTAAAATCCCTCGTAGGTTTTCCGGTTGTTCACAATGCTTTGCACCGTGCTGATTACGAACGGCTTCCCGTTCCGGGTGGTATACCCGTCCTTGTTGAGGCTGTCCACGATTCCATTAAGCGTCACGCCGCCGTCCCGAAGCTCAAATACTCGCCGGACAACAGCCGCTTCTTTCTCGTTGATGCAGAGCGCACCACCTCGAACTTCATACCCCATAGGTGCTCGACCGCCAGAATAGCCGCCACGGGAGGCTTTAACTGCTCTTCCAGCGCTCGTGCGCTTGTTGATGTTGTCTCTCTCCATTTCGGCGCACGTCAGAGTGAACGCCTTGAGCATTCCGGCAAATACACCAAATTGCCCGAAGTCCTCGCAGATGCTGATTAGCTCAATGCCTTTGCGCAGCAGTGCGCCCTGGTAGTAAAAGTATATGTTGATGTCTCTGGCCACTCGGTCAGATTTCGCAACTACGACAGCTTCGTAAGGGGGGTTGTTCACGTCTCCGTAAACGATCTCGTCGAACCCGGGGCGGTACTTTGCGCCGCTCTCTCCCTCGTCGGAAAACCAACGCACGATGTTCATGTCGTTCTTGCGGCAGTATTCCTCTATCTGTTCACGTTGCACGTCCAGCCCAAACTTATCTTCTCCAGTTTGTCCGTCTGTGCTCACACGGATATATGCAACCACGTTTTTCATACGGCTCTCCTCCTTTGGGGTCAATCCAAAATTGGATTGGCTTCTACGGTTATTGTATCACACAGTAAACGTAAATGTCAAGCCGCTTTTTTGTTTTTTCTCTTTTTTATTTTTTGCGGGCATTTTGGGGCTTACCCGGCCCCGCTCCCGCGCTCTATATCCCCCGCCCCGGTCATGTCGCGCGTGGCATCGTCTCCACAAATTACGTAAAATCATGATTTTGCTATTGACAATTACATATAATCTGATATAATGGTATCCGTACAGCAGAGGAGCGCACCCGCCGCCGGTCAAGCAATGCGGATACGCTCCCCACACCAGACCAGATGCCCAGCGCGTACAGTGTACCACGCCCGGCCTGCCTGGTCAAGAGATAGGCCACAAGGCCGGGAGGTAATACAATGGATTATACAACAGTACTTGCAAAGGCAGCGCAGACACTGGAGCAGCGCAAGGACCGCAGCGCATGGAGCCGGGGCGTAACTAAGTACGCCGTGGACATGCTCCAGCAGCTCACGGACTACTACAAGGCCGGCTATATCTCCGGCGAAACTCTGGAAAACTGCACCGCCTGCCAGACTGCGGCCTTGAATGGGGCGCGCAACTGGCGTGAATACAGCTGGGGCGGCTCTGCCCTTGTGTATGATGGGGACATCGCCGCCGCCCTCTGCACCCCCTCAGAACTCAAGCGCACCCGTAACGGTGAGCGCAGACCGAACAGCCAGGAAGAATGGCTTGATGTGCAGGCCAGGGCATTGTATCAGGGTTTCCGCCGGATGTATGGAGCTATCCGGGCCGCCCGGCAGGAGGTGCCGCAATGAGGAAGTATAAATTGAAAGAGCTGCGCGACCTGGTGCGGCTCGGGGTGGCTGAGGATTACACCAACAAGCCGAGCGAATATATTTACACGCTGCGCAGGCTTGAAAAGGTGGGCTATTCTACGGGCGTTTACGGTATCAATGGCGGATTGGCCGAAGATACCGAAACCGGGCAGTTATACGCCATTATCGGGCGTTGCTCCAGTCTGTTTGTCTTGTTTTAAGGGGGTGCCGGATTGCTAACTCTCTTGTTACTGATTATATGGTTCCCGTTGGCCATCTTGGCCGACGTGGTCCGCAAATCCAAGTAATTAACCATCTGACAGGGGCAACGCCCCGGAAAGGATATATCACCATGACATATGTAGACGCGATCAAGGCCGGATATAAGACAGCCGATGCCAAGTACCAGCGCGGATATATTAGCCGCCTGGCAGATCCCGACGCGCAGCCGGTACGGACTGCCGGAGGCACCCGCAAGGGCCAACTGTATGTGTTGCTCCCCTGCTATTGCAGCACTCAATACTGCATCCGGCAGTATCTCTATAGATAATCTTCCAGGCAACAGGCCGCCCCGGGATAGCTCCGGGGCGGTTGTTTTTTGTGCCTTGCCCGCAATGGCGTTTTAATGGCGTTTTGCGGGCTTTTGGTGTTGGGTGGTATTGGGATACCTCCGCCAACGCAACACGCTGCGCGCGGCGTTTTAGCGGGGTTTGTGGCGGTGTCATGGTATGGTGTGTTTGCGCGGTGTGTGGCCGCCCTGCTTTTCCCGGCTTGATCATGGCGGCGTGGCCGCTTCCGGGGCCGGGGGATATGGCAGCGCCGCAAATCGTATTGACAGGCCCATCAACGCTATGGCGCAGGGGGGGCATAATCCCGGGCGAGACAGTGCGCGCCGTCCGGCTCAGGGCGTGGCTGGGGAAAGGCGGGGGAGTTGGTCAAGCGGCTGTGCGCATGCGCTCAATCTGGCGGATTCGCGCCGAAAGTCGCTGCGAAAGTCGCCCAGTTTTGCGCGAAAGTCGCTGATAGTCGCTAAACCGTGTATAAACCCGGGAAAATCGTTGCCAATACTTCGAAAGTTGCTGAATAGTCGCTAAGAAAATCAGGCTTCATAGTCGCAAGACGCCGCCTCGATGTACTTCTTCTGAAGTTCTTCGGGCGGCGTTTCTGTCCCAAGGGGATTGTTGGGCGTGAGAACGACCTCTTGTTTGTCGGTCATGCCGAAGAAGTTCTTTGCGCGGAAAATGTACGTAATCTGCGGAATTTTCCCCTGTGAGACCAGTTTTGCGTCGATTCCGGCCAGAATTTGTTTGGCTTTTTTTATCATGCCAGCCCTCACGGGGCCCAACGATCCCTTTTGCCAGTCCAGAACCGTTTGAGTTACGGCACCGAGAGCGAGGCACATATCTTCCACCGTGGGGATTTGTCCTTCCTCTACACACTGTTTGAAATAGTCGTTAAGCTTATCGGCGCATTCTTCATCAGTTTTTACGCACGACCTCTTGAAGTATTGGAATGACTCCCTAACAATTTGCGAGATTTCTTCATTTGTTGCAGTGCACCTGGCCGTAACAGACGCTGATGCCGCGCCCCTGGTGTGTGAGATGGCATTCTCTCCGCGTTCTTGTACGATGATCTTGCGGATAGTCGGCTCAGAAAGCCCGTTCTGTTTTGCCACAGTCGCTATATGCTTGCATGCGTCATAGTCGGCAAGGACTTGCTCTCTCATAGCTTGCGTGATTTTACTTGCCATCTATGTCACCTTCTTCCCGTCTTAACATATTTGGGGTGATTTCAAAAAGTTCGTTACACTCCGGGCACATGACATGCGCATCTGCCTGTCGCACAATCGTTCTCCCGGTCATGTAGTCGCGTTCAACCTTTTTGCACGTATTGAACTCGAATATGCACCCGCACGTTGGGCATTCTGCCCGGGCAAATTTATCTCGGTTCCCGTGCTTAATGATTTTCATGGCTTCTCCTGTTTATGTGCCGCGCTCCCACCTCTGCGCTATGTATGGCACAAGTTCACCCGCCCAATTGGGCACTCCTACTATCTTTTGGAACGGGCGGCTGGAGTCGAACCAGCACATACGGGAGTCAAAGTCCCGTGCCTTACCTTTTGGCTACACCCGCATAAAAGCAGACACCCGCGAGATATCCCGTGAGTGTCTGCTTGCCGGTAACGCCCTTGCGAGGCCGCTTGCTCGGAGGCACCAATTACCGGCTGTGCCTTAACCTATGGAAGAAGGAAAGAAAAAAGAGGATAAAAATGGAATTTCGGGTCGTGGGCTGATTGGTTCCACTCTCCGATGATACTATTTTACACCACCTGAAACGTGGTTTGGGGCCACATTTTCAATAATTTTTGCGTTTTGTGCAATCAGCCACAGGAATTTATCTTTTCGCCGCCGGAATGTGCGTGGGCTTATCCCGGCTGGGGATATCATCTCGATGGGGTACTGTTTCTGGCTGTCGCAATTCCGCATGATCGCCCATACCAGCTTGCGCCGCACGTTCTCATTGGCGATATCGCGGCCTACGTTGTCCATGGCGTATTCTACGGCCCGCATTTTCTTCGTCTCCGGCCAGCTCTCAATGATCGTCAGCCGTTCCGCCTTGCGTTCGGCTATCCTGCTGTTGCCGGGGCTATGGGGCATGCCGGACATGGCATAGGCCGAAGACTCCAGCACTTCTTCCCGGGCCGCATTGTACGCGCGGACCCGGCGGGGATAGCCCCTGACATAGGCGATACATTCCATGCGGATATCGTAGGGAAGCGAGTATTTGTTGCTCATGTAGCACCTCCAGTAGTTTAAAAGAACCCCTCTGGTACCACGCCCTTTGTAATCAACGTGTTGGGTCCGTCTCCCTGATACACTGTTACGTCCCGCCCAAACACATGCACCTTGGAGAACGTATGGTGGAATGGTTTCACGTCGCCATGTACATTAATTTTTAACGCCACGCCGTAAATGGAACCATCCCATCTACCTTCTCTCTCTACAGGGTACTCTTCCACATCCGCAATAGCAAGCTTTAGCTCTTCGCACAAAATTATTGGAACCCCTCTGTAAACGTTCATCGTACCTCCTATTCCAGCGCCGTCTCAACGCCGTACTCTTTGAGCATCTGCCGGATATCTGCCCAGGTAACATACCCTTCCGCCACGCACTGAGCGGCTCTGCGGGGGTTAGTCTTGGGCATGAGCATCCTCCCTCCTCTTGCCACCACTGCAAAAGAAGTCGTCTTCTACCGGGATACATCCCGCGAACGCGCCCATCGGTTCGGAGCAATATCTCTTTCCGAATTCCGTCAAGCCACTTCTCTTGCACTCTCGGCAGTATACCACTGGGACGGCATCAACGGCGGGAGTATCACTTACTTCCCGCAACACCTTAGCAGCCAGCAAGTACGGGATTTCCTGTGGGCTCTCCGATAATACATCCTTGGTGTAAACAGCACCATGATAACGCTTCGTGTTTTCGATTGCCCTCGCACCGGCGTTCATGGCAAGCATGAGTTCTTCCGTGCGCTCGATGTAGTCAGCCATTGTCAGCCCTCCTGTTCCACTCTTTAACAGCATCTTCTTCTGTGTTGGCTCGCTTTGCACCGGCCCCACATCTCTGGCACTGTGAGAAGTACCGATAGTACAAATACTCGTTTTCATCCGCAAGTATCTCTACGCCCTTATATCCACAAAACGGGCACGGTTTCAGCTTATCCATCGTCATTCTCCTCAAGCATCTCCTTGATTTTCCCGATGTTCTCCCGGATGATATCCATGGTCACATCGCTCTGGATATTGTGCGCAAACACGGCCTTATCCGTTGCATCGGCGTTGTAATATCCGGTAAAAACGGTCCCATCCGGCGTTTTTCCTGCAATGCACATGCGTTCCGCCCCGATATCCATTACCGTTCTCAGGGAGTTTTCCAGCCATTCGGCCCAGGGCTGGCGTGTGATATCGTTCATTCACTCCACCTCCCGTTTCAGTTCTTCATACAGCTCGCTGAACCGCTTGTTCCACTTCCTCAGTCCGAAGAAACAGTACACGCCCAACACGATCCACAGCCCGCTGGCGAAGTTTTGCAAAATGTTTTCCATCACTCCACCTCCTGCATCCAGAACTCGCGGCGGCAGACGCAACATTGCACTCCGCCACACCCATCTTTCCACCATCCGTTCGTCCCCATAACAGATTTGGGGCAAATCTGCAATACTCCAGATACCACTTGCGCGTTGGGCCACTGCTCCAAGAGCTTATCCTGCCGCGTCTTGCGGGGATGTTCCTTGCTCCACATCTCAACAAGTTCCACCATCTTCTGCATTTGAGTCGTTTCCCCGAATTCGCTCGGGAACTCCGGCGTAAAGCCACAAAATTCGTTTGCTGCGCATGTATTGCAGGGTTCCGTATGCTGGTCACACATCCGCTTGGCTTCTCTCAAAAACTTCACAGCGTCCATATCATTCTCCTTTCTCCAGCATATCAGCCGCCGTTCTCAAATCATCCGGCAACATAATAGGTACTTCGTAGATATTTGCATCGGCCCATTCTGCATATTCGCGCAGGGTTTCGGCAACCTCTGCATGTGATGGTTTCATGGGGGCCTCCTTTCACACTGCCACACAGTCCGTCAGCTGCGCCATGGTCGTGATCTCCGCCCCGCACCACTCCGGGAGGTTTGCCCTCACCAGAGCCGTCGCCATGGGCGGGCACACGGCATTCCCGCAGCGGGCTACCTGTGCACTCTTTTTGTACTCGTTGCCCAAATAGTCACGGTCAATGATGTAATCCGGCGGGAAGCCCATGGCGTTGTACAGCTCACGGGGCGACAGCATCCGCAGTCCGATATCCGCGATGTAGTACAGTGCGCCGCTGATCTCCAGCAGAAGCACCTCGTCCTCCGCCAGCGTGTAGCCGCAATACTCGTTCAGCAGGGCGCGTATCTCGGGCCAGTGACCCAGATCGTCGCCGCTGCGCATCTTCGCCAGATGGGCCTTGCACAGCGCAAACTCCCCGGCGCTGGTGGTCACAGTCTGCATCGGCTCTTTCATGCCGTGCCCCAGATTGTCGCCCTTAAACTTCACCATATGGGCGGCACATACCGCATTGTGGTCTATGGCCGTCACCGTCGGCAAAGGCTCTCCCACCTTTTCGCCGACCACGCCGCCGTAATACTTGGTAATGTGGACGGCGACCACCGCCTCACGGTCGTGGCTGGTAACGGTGTGCATCGGGTCTTGTATGTCCAGCGGTCTGCCGCCTGTGTAATACTCCACCAGATTTGCGCAGGTCAGGCCGTAGCGGTTGGAGGCGTCCACGGTATTGATGGGCACACCCAGCCCGGACGCCCGGACACTCTCCGTCTGCTCTGTATGGTACTGGATAAGGGACGGAGCCACGATACCGCCCGTGTGCTTGGCGGTGATGGTCTTGTATGCATCTCCCACGGGCGCGATATGACCGCCGCCGGAATGGTTGCATTCCGCAAGGAACGGCGTCACCAGCATTTGGCCGCCTCCTCCGCCGGTTCTCACCGTGTTCATCGGTTCGCCGACAGTCGCCCCCACGCTGTTGCTGGTGTTGGTCACCGTCACGGGAGCCAGCAGCGGCTTGCACAATTCATGCGCTCCTACCGCCGTAACAGTCGTCAATGGCTTTTCGATGTTCTGCGCAGCGTTCTGGAATTTCTGCTGTACGATGAACGGCTTGCCGCTGCGGATGGTGAACTTGTCCACCCCTCGAATAATCCGCCGCATGGTGTTCTTCGCCAGCGGCCGCACCGCCTTCAGGCCATATCTTTCCATGATCTCCGCCTTGGTATCGAATACCGACGGGCATGGCAGGCTCCAGTCGATGATTTCCGCCGCGCTGCGCCATTTGGGCAATCCATCTGCGCCGGTTTTGCTGTGAGTCGGTTTCGGCCACACAATGGGTTTTCCGTCGCAACGGGCAACCATGTAAAAGCGTTTCCGGGAGGTCGGCGCTCCGTAGTCCGCCGCCACCAATTCCCGGAACTCCACGGTGTAGCCCAGCGCCTCCAGTTGGCTGATAAACCGCCGGAAAGTCGTTCCCGCCAGTTTCTTCACCGGCTTGCCCTTCCGTACCGGTCCCCACGTTTGGAACTCCTCCACGTTTTCCAGGATGATTACCCGGGGCCGCACCTTTGCCGCCCAGCGCAGCGTAATCCAAGCGAGTCCACGAATCTTCCGGTCTACCAGTGCAGCGCCCTTGGCCTTGGAGAAGTGTTTGCAATCCGGCGAGAACCACGCCAGCCCTACCGGACGGCCCCGGCACTCGGCTACCGGGTCCACATCCCATACGGACGCCTGCAAATGCTCGGTGTATGGGTGGTTTGTGCGGTGCATCCGGATGGCGTCCGGGTCGTGGTTGATGGCGATTGCCACCCGCCTGCCCGTGGCAAGCTCAATCCCGGTTGACGCGCCGCCACCGCCCGCAAAGTTGTCCACGATGATCTCGTCAACGAGGGATTCTTGTGCGTAGATCATTTTGTTTCCTCCATCAGGTCGAAAAGCGAAATTCCATCCATCTCCTGGATGCCGGTCTCACGGATTCTTTCCGCCTGCGCGCAGTTCTCCGCCGCCAGCCGGAAATAGCTGGATTTAAGCTCCACGCCGATATGTCTGCGTCCCATCAAAATGGACTGGTATCCGGTAGAGCCAATACCGTCGAATGGATCCAGCACAATGTCGCCGGGGTTGCTCCACAGTTCTACACATCGCTCGATTACGGGCAGTTGCAAGGGGCAGATATGTCGCTCGTCTTTTTCCTCCTTTGCGGATTTCCGGTTGAGGGTGTCACTCTGGTTGATATCCCACCACGCGGGGGATGCGTACTCCTCCCAAATAGGGGACGCAACCTGTTGCCACTTGCTCACGGGGTATGTGGCGTCGGTGTGGGTCACACGCTCCTGGTTGTCGCCGGGCTTGCGGAACGTTACAACATAGTCCGGGATCCCCATCCGGCTCATCGCGCTATCCTTTTTGATCTGCTTGTGCAGCAGCCCCAGGGCTTTTGTCCGCTGCATAGCCGTGACGGGATTCTTCCAGATGCAGACCTCCGAGTGGTAGATAAATCCGAGCGCCTGCATCCACCGGATCACGTCGCCCCGGAAGTCCCGGATTCCGATATACCCATCACGTTCTTTGCTAGTCGGTAGGTTCATGCAGTGGATGCTGACATTCCGCCCGGGCATCATCACTCGATACCACTCGCGGCCCAGGTACATATACTGCTCCGCAAACTCCTCGTAGCTCCGGCAATTTCCCATATCCCGGTCGCTGTTGGAGTATGTGTACAGACTGGCAAACGGGATTGATGTAACCGAGTAGTGGATGCTGTCATCCGGGATCCCCTTCAGCACCTCGCAGCTGTCGCCGTTGTACACCGCATACTCGCGGCCCACGGCCTGGTCGATAACTTTCATGCCGACTTTACCCATTCCGGGACAATCATCTCTACCTGCGGATTGTACGGTATCACGACCCGCTCCTGCCCCCGGATATCCTTTCTCAAAATCTCTTTGGTGTATCTCACCATGTTTTCCTTCATCGCCGCCGCCTGGGCTTCCTTGCGCTCCACGTTGGCTTTCACCGCACCCTCGGCGGCAGATGTAACGATGTGCACGTTCACCGGCGATTCCTGGCCAAATCGGTAACACCTGCGGATAGCCTGATACATGGATTCGTAGCTGTCGGACAGCCCTACAAAAATCATGTTGTGGCAGTTCTGCCAGTTCATCCCGAACCCCGCAATCGACGGCTTCGTCACCAGCACGGGCAGTTCACCGGCGGCAAATCGCAGTAACGCAGATTCTTTTTCTTCCGGTTTATCGCTCCCGCGCACCTCCTCGCTGCTTGGGATAATCTCGGCCAGCAGTTCGCTCTCGGCATTAAGGTCGCACCAGCAGATCCACTGTTCCTTTGGGGCTTGCGCAACAATCTCCGCCGCTTTCTCGCACCGTTCCCGCAGGCTGGTCCTCCGCGCGTCCCGTCGTTCTGTAAGAGTTTTCGCAACCTCGCCGCCAAACAAGTTATACGTTCCATCGGGTTTCACGTCCACGATGTGTTCTGTCACGTTCAGCGGCGGGAGTACATAGCCGTCGTTGGGATATCCCAGGTCGCCCGGGCACGTCAACACCACAGCCCAAGTGGCAACCCACTCCCAGAACCGCGTCTCCGCATGCCCCTTGAGCCGCCATTTGCTAGTATCGCTCCCATCATGGATGAAGTATGTTGCCAGCATCTCCGTACGACTCATAATACCCAGAAATTCCACTTGGTTTCCGAGCTCCATGTAGTCGTTGGGCGACGGTGTGGCCGTACAGGAAAGCCGATACGGGGTGTTTTTGAACATCTCAATGATCTGGTTCCGCATCTTTCCGGTGTAGTTCTTCAGGATGCTGGACTCGTCCAGCACCACCCCCGCAAAACTCCCGCCGTCGAAATGCTGAAGCATCTCATAGTTCGTGATATTGATCCCCGGTTTTACATCATCCTGCGTCCGGCAGATTGTGGCCGTGTATCCGAATTTTCGCGCTTCGCGCATCGTTTGCGCTCCTACCGTCAGGGGCGCGACAATGATCACCGGTTTCCGCTCGCGTCTGGCCACTTGGTCGGCAAACTCCAGCTGCTGGATGGTCTTCCCGTTCCCGCATTCCTCAAACAGAGCTGCGCGGCCTTTCCGCAACGCCCACTGAGCGATATCCTTCTGCCACTCGAACATGTGTGCGTTCATGGTGGCCTTGTCTACCTCGAACCCGCACGGAGGCGGGATGTGCCGCTTGCTGGCGAGAAAGTCCTCGTATCTCACCACTCCACCGTCACTTTCCCGCTCTCCGGCACCGCTACCCGCAGGAATTGCACCAAATCCGAAAAATCGGTGAAACTAAACTCCATGCGGGCATGCTCCAGGATCAAACTCTTCCCGGATTCCTGAGCTGTAGGTTCTTCGGCGGGAGTCTCCGCGGCAGTCTGCTGTTCGGCGTTCGCCCACTCTGCAACCTTCCGGCCCCACAGTAGCAAATTCCCACCTCCGCGCGCAAACGGTGTCCCGTTGGCTTTTGCGGCGGCTCTTATGGTCGCGCTTGCCGCGCCCATTTCATCCGCCAGCCAGCTTGCAGTGCTGCCGAAGCTCTGCATGTTACGAAAGAACTCGCGTTTCAGGTCATCCGGCAGTGTCTTGAACTCCGGCCACGGCATGGGCCGGGTGATGTTGTAGCTTTTCACTTCTCCATTTTTCTCCCTTCTTTGCTTCGCGGTCAGGTTGTCGCTGGGCAGTGTACACCCGCCGCGCTTCCGGCTGATATGCGCAAACGCACCTCGCGCAGTGCGCTTTTTCTGCATGCAATCGTAGTCAAAGTCATTCATACCGGCTGATATACACCTCCGTCCGGGGGTTGTCCTTGTCGTACAGGACCCGGCTCCCATCGTGCGACACGATGATACTGCTGTTGTCATCCGCCAGGGTCCCGGCATACACCAGGATGTCGTCGATAGCCTCCAGCAGGTTGGTTAAGTCCACCTTGCGCCGGGTGGGCATATAAAACAGGCACTTAACCTCCACCGGTTCTGCGATGGTCTCGCCGCCCTTGCAATGCCATGCGGCGGCCTGCTGGTACGCCTCGTACTGTGCGGACGGCAACACCATCGGCGCACCATACCGCCCTCGCACAATGCGCTGGTGATTTTTCTTGGTCACAGGGGGCAGGGGAATAACGATCTTTTTCATGTCACCCTCACTTCACTATGCGGCCCGTGTTGGGGAAATAGGCCATCCTCACCATCCCGGTGGGGCCGCGTCTGTTTTTGTCCAGGTATAGCTCCAGCATGTCCGGGTCCCATTCGCCCCGGTCCTCTTTCTCGCACGGGCGGTGCAGCAGCGTCACGGTGTCCGCGTCCTGCTCGATCGCGCCGGACTCCCGGAGGTTGGCCATAGTAGCCCGAAACTCGCCGCCACGGTCTGATGCACCGGCTCTGTTCAGCTGGCACAGGCACAGTAGTGGGATATCCATCCGCATGGCCAGCAGTTTTGCCGACCGGCTGTTTTTCGTGGTGCTCTCGTAGAGCGTGGCTTTCTTGTTTTCTTGTTCCAGCAGGCCGATGTGGTCCAGCACAATCAACCCCGGTCGCTCTTTGTAGGCCAGTGCCGTCACGCCCCGCATGTCCATGCCCGTCCGCCGGTTGAACACGATGGGCAACTCGGACAGCTTGGCGGACGCTTCCGCGTATTTGGCGTATTCTGCCTCTGTCAGTGTGCCGCCGAACATCAGCAGCCGGGAGGATATCCCCGCCATGTTGGCCGTCAACCTGCTGGTGCAGTCATCCGGTGACATCTCCAAGGAAATATACAGCACCTTCACGCCGCGTTTTGCCGCATTGAGGGCGATTTGCATAGCCAGGGCGGATTTGCCCTTTCCAGGCCGCGCGGCGACGATGTGAAACCCGCCGTTGATAAGCCCGCCGCCCAGCAATCGGTCAAATTCCTGCAAGCCGGTCTTGACGTATGGTGGGGGTCCGCCGGCAAAGCCCTTGTCGACGCGATTTTTAAGGCTCTTCACGGCATCGGAGACTGCCAGGCCCCCGGATACCCCCGCGCCGTCCTGAATCGCCGTGACGGCTTCCTGCGCCGCTCTGAGTGCATCCTGCGGAGATAGATCCGCTGTTCGGAGTTCTTCGCCTAAATCTCTGAGCTTCCGGCCCATGGATGCATCCCGCATCCCGGCCACCCACACGTCGATGTTGGCGGTGGTCACGACAACTTCCATGCAGTCCGTCGCGATCTTGCTCGTCACGTTTTCATTGCGGCTGGATGCGTCCATCAGCACGGACGGAGCATCCGCAGGGTCCCCGGATTCATTCCGCCGCTGGATGGCCCGGAACAGCTCTGCGTATTCCGGCACCAAAAAGTCATCCGGGGACAGCTCTGCGGCGGCTTCGTAGCACTCTGGCTGGATGAGCAGTGCGCCAATGACGTTTTGCTCCAGGTAGAGAGAGTCCAGCATGCGTCAGTCCTCCTGCGTCCAGCCGCCGGTGTCGGTGTTGTACGTCCATTTTGGGCCCTTCTGCTCCGCTGGCGGCTTTGGGTTGTCCCGGTAATGCCATGTGCGGACGGCAGCTTTCCAGTCCTTCATGTGGTTTTTGCCGACCATCCAGCCCTTCTGCTGGTAGAAGGCCACAAAGCGATCTGCGTTGACGTGATAGCCCTTCTCACGGACATACTCCGCCACAGCATCAACGGTTGGTGGGAAGAAACGCGCGGCGTGCGCGTTTTTCTCTCTTGGATTCGGATTGGATTCGGATTCGGATTGGATTAAGGCCGCAGATTGCCGCGACTCGCCGCAGATTGCGGCAACTTGCCGCAGATTGCCGCGACTCGCCGCAGATTGTTGCAAAGCTGTGTTTTCCGGAGGCTCGGGGAACTTCGGCTTGCAATCTCTGATACGCTGATGCTTGACCCACCCGGGGAACAAAAAGTAGGGCCTCCCGTCCACTGTGTAGAGGGACACGCAGCCTTTTGCCGCCAATTCTTGGAGCGCAGCATCGATATCTTTGATGGATAACCTCTCCCGGAACGGGAAAACACGTCCTTTTATGATAGCGGGGCGGGCATCTCCGCGCCCCGCATCATCCGCCTGCGTAATCAATCCAACCCAAAGCCGAAACTCAAAATCCGAAAGAGCTGCGATTTTTTCCGAGTCGCATAAGCTTTCCTTTATGATTCTATTCGGCATGGCAGACCTCCTTCAGAACGGCAGGTCGCCATCATCTTCGATCTCGTCAAATTCCTGATCGTCGACTGCGCGGGACTCCTGGGGTTTGCTGTCCCGCTTGGAGTCCGCGAAATATACGTTATCGGCCACCACCTCAACGGCCTTGCGGCGATTGCCATCTTTGTCCTGCCAGTCGCGGACCTGAATGCGGCCCTCCACGGCAGCCATGCGGCCCTTGGCAAGGTACTTCGCGGCAAACTCACCTGTATTGCGCCATGCCACCACGTCGATGAAATCCGTTTCCTTCTCACCGCTCTGGGACTTGAAGTCCCGGTCCACGGCCATGGTGAAGCTGGTGACGGCGGTGCCGCCCTGGGTACGGCGCAGCTCAGGGTCCCGGGTCAACCGGCCCATGATGATGATCTTGTTCAGCATTCTGCCACCTCCAAGCGCTCCATAAACTTCTCCAGATCCTTGGCCTTGAAGTAGACGCGGGGGTTCCCTCGGGCCACATGATAGCCCTGGATAACGCAGTCGTTCCGCATGGCGTCCAGCGTGTCAACGCTTACGCTCAACAGCCTGGCCGTCTCGCTTCTTGTGTACAGCAGTTTCTTTTCCATCGTTGCCTCCTATAGATATGACTTTCCAAACTCGCGCCTGAAATCGGATTCTGACCAGCCCTCGTTCTTCATGATCGTCAGCTGTCCGTACCGACGCAATCGCCGCATCTGGTCGCCGTTCCGGTGCACGGCGGACTTTCCGTTCCTGTGGCACCTGTCACCGCAGAGCCACACCACCGCGCCGTATTTCTCGCTTTTGCCGCGGTAAGAACCCCCAAAAATATGGTGACGCTCCAGCGGGTCCTGTGCGCCGTTCCTACCGCACAGAAAACATCTTCTTTCACTCATCGACATCGTACTCCGTACCGTCCGATACAAACTCCGGGCATTCTGTGATTCGGTACGATGGTATTCTTCCGCACAGTAGCGTTGGCACTGCGGTCCAGCCGGGGACCGGTTCAAAACGTTTTGACCAAGAGCACCCGCCGCATGCCTTGGCGCAGCCCCAGCACAGTTGCGGCTTTTCGACCTCTGTGAAGATTGCATCTACGGGCCACCCAGCCTTCCAGCGCTTGCGGATTAAATCCGGGCTGATTCCGGTAATTATTGCCCAGTCACATACGGTCTTCTTCTCGCCGTTCCAGGTCAGGAAGGTCGGCGTAACCCGGTGTTTGATGCACCCGCAAGATTTCTTGTGCCCTCTGCGCAAATTCGCGCCATTAGAAATTGTCTTATTGCCGCAGTCACACTGGCAAACCCAGTACGTGTTATTCCCCGTCGCCTTGAGAGAGATGGGGTATAGCGCCACCAGCTTCCCGTAGCGCTGCCCGGATATGTCCTTTGTTCGGGGAAACGCGCGTCGTGTCATTTTGCGGCACCCCACTCTCTGTCAAGTTGACTGTCCATGAGCCGGATTTGCAGTTTCATGGAGTTTATTGCCTCCATAGCGGATTTGTACACCACTTCCGCACAGTCCCGCTCAAACCGCAGACCGGCTATCTGTGTGGACCCTCGGCAAATATCGGAGATGATCGTCACCGGCGTTCCCTTCTCGCGCTCATCGAGGATGCGCTGCGCGAGGGCTATGCGGTAGGCTTTTTCAGCTTCCGCATATTTCTGCCCGCGCTTTTTCAGTTCCGCAATGGCCACATCCAACATCCGGCTCTTGTTGCCGATCTCTGTAACCAAATCATTCATGACTTATTCTCCGCATTGATGGCCTGCGCGCAAGCCAAGCAGAGCTGTTGCTTGTACTTGGCTGTGGACCTGGCGACGATAAAAGCGACGGGCAATTCTCTCCCGTTAACCGTTTGGGGCAAGATGACGCGCCCGCACCTGTCGCAGATAGGGCCGTTAGGCTCCTGCGGTATGGCTTGCTCTTCCCCTGCGGAGGGATTCTCTGCGCGAAGATGTCCATCCCGCTTAGGAGTCTCGTTGTACTTGCCGTACTTGCTCTGGTCGGTGTCCCAGTAAACATCGGCGCCAAACCCAATGGCCTTGCAAGCCACAGAGATTGCATCCGTCAGGGCCATCTTGAAGCATTCGTCGGAAGTGTGCGTACCATTCTTGTCTTTGCCAACGAACGAGTTACCGCCGGTCCCCGGTATTGCATCAGACCAGGTATCGCCTACCTTAATGTACAGGTTAATGTCCAGAAATGCGGCGATATCGCCATTTGCGCCGTTTTCAAGGCGCTTGTCTGTGATCTCGTACTTCCAGCCGATGCCGCAGGGGCCAAACTGCTCTGTGAGCGCCTTAATGCGCCACATGGGGTTAATGTCCGTTTTACCCTTCAGTGGGCCTCCGGCAATGGGCTTTTTGGCATTCTCCGGGACCTTGCGCACGGCGTTATAGATTGCGAGGTTATCCATCACTTCACCCCCATACTGCGGCCCTGGACGAGCCGTGCACCGTCGATTTGCGCACCAGACTTCATCAGCCGGGCCAAGTCAGTCTTGCTCACCGTGGGGGCCGGGCAGGAAACCTCATCCACGTGGTCGTTTGCCACCATCCACGCTACCGCAGCGGCCATGTCATCTATCTCAACGCTCGCGGTGTTACGGAATCTGACGGAGCACTTGGCCGTGGAAAACTTTTCCCCGTTGAGCACAGACTCCAGATAGCGCTTTTTGCTCTCTGCCGCGCGTTCCAGGGACTGACGGCGGGCGGCAAGCGAATTCTCCTCCTCCCGGATGGCCTTGGCCTCGGAGAGGTCGTTCTTAATCCAAAGGGCGATATTCTCGATCTTGCGGTCGCGCTCCATGCTCAGTTCCGTGAGTTTGTCAAAATCAAGAACTTCGCCGCTCTCCGCGTCTACGCACTCGGCAATCGCGGAATCAATCTGATACAGGTTCAAATTCTTTCTCCTTTCGCAATGTTGTCCAGCGTAGCGCCGTCCAGAATGTCGGCCAGGTATTCGCGTTCAGCTCGGTTGAAATCGCTGACGAACAGCCGGAGAAGCCCTTTGACACGTAGCTTGCACTTGCGGCACACCGGGTCCTGTGCGTTCTTCGCGCCGTGGCAGGACGGGCACTCGTCAGCCGTGTATTCTTCAGACCCGCAGTGAGGGCAATAGTATGCGGTGCTGTCTCCGTATTCTTCGGAGTACTCTCGTTTGCGGACGGGTTCCTCAAACCCAGCGCCGCACTCATCACAAATGTACATCATCGGGCCTCCTTTTCCGCCAAACGGCGTTTTTTCTTGTAGTACGCGTTATCCGCAGCAGCCAAGCCTGGGTTTTCCTGCCTGCGGCGTCTTGCGTAAGCGGCGCGTTCTTCGCGGTGCGCCTCGTTGTATCTCCGGCACCGTTCGGCGTTATCGCGTTTCCGTTCGCGGTCTTTCCTGCGTTCTTCGGCTTTCCCGTCATACCATCCGATGTGCTTGTATGACGCGGCAAAGCACTTTGAGCGGCAATAATATGTAGTAGCCGCCTTTTTGCCGTCGCGAGGGACTTGGCGAACCCACGGCGTATCGGCTGTCGCGAGGAACGTCTTGCCGCAAGTCCCGCACTCCCGAATAAGCGTCCGGCGGTGCTCTACGATTGACCTCTTGCAGCTCATTTCTTCACCCTCTCTTCCAGAAGGAGCCGTACCCCCTGACACAGCGCATAGATCAAATCGTTCTGCCAGATGTCGCGGTCAATGGCCACCTTGGTCATGCCGGTTTCGATTGCGTCCAAGGCCTCCACCATATCAGAGCGTTTCGCAGGGCGGGCCACCATCTCGCGGTGCGCCTCGTTAGCCTTGATGAGGGCCTGGATGTGTGCGCGCTGGTTGTCGAGGGCATCAGCGGCTGCATGCATTATCGAGCGGATACAACTACCGTCTCCACATGCCCACGGGCATGAGCTACATGCTCCAGTCTCGTCCGCGCACTTCCGCAGCTCGTCCGCAATTTCCTGCGGGGTAAGTCTGTTCATCGCTCGCCCTCCATCCAGTCCAAGAACTTCAGCAGGCCGGAGACGGAGGCCCCAACGCCGATGAAGCAGAAGATCCATACGATAGTCATTACTCCGCCTCCACGATCTCGCCGCGTCTCAGGGTGTACCAGGTATCCGCTCTGATGGTCTCTCCATCAACCCGGGCCAGTTTGGCATCAACGATATCGCCTGAGTCGTCCCGCTCGGAAACCACGATCCAGTTTCCAAGTGTGCCTTTTGCGAGGCTATATTCGCCCCACGCCACTGCAATGCACTGCGTTCCGACGGCTGATGCCAAGCCGTCACATCCGGTGGCGGTAGCAGTGCCCATCACTCCAGAAGCGACGGCGTTGCCATTCAATCCAGACGCGGCGGCGTTGCCACTCAATCCAGATGCAACGGCGTTGCCCCTCGTTCCGGACGCAACGGCGTTGCCATTCGTTCCAGACGCAACGGCGTTGCCCTCCATTCCAGACGCGGCGGCGTTGCCATTCATTCCAGACGCGGCGGCGTTGCCACTCAATCCAGACGCGGCGGCGTTGCCCCTCGTTCCAGATGCGGCGGCGTTGCCCCTCTCGCCAGATGCGGCGGCGTTGCCACTCAATCCAGACGCGGCGGCGTTGCCCCTCAATCCAGACGCGGCGGCGTTGCCCCTCGTTCCGGATGCGGCGGCGTTGCCCCTCGTTCCGGATGCATGATCTTCAGCGGATCCCCCGCACATCTCAAAGATGAATTGAGCCCCGGCCTTGATCACGCCATCCAGCCCGATTTCCGCGCCGATCTTGATTTCCTTGCCGCACACCTTGGAGTCATCGCTATTACGCTGCCCGTTGTCATCAATCTCCACTTCGCAATAGCGGGAATCCGTCGGCGGGTAGTATCGGAACGTGTCCAGCGGGTTTTCACAGGCGTGGAAGCCTTTGTTGCACAACTCCGCTACCGGTTCCTGGTATACTTTGCCTACCTCATACTGAAAACCACGGCATCTCAGGCGCTTGTCGAACCCCTTGAATGCTTTCAGCAGCAGATTTCTGCGCTTGGCAAACCCCTTGTAATCTTTCATCAGATTTCCCTTTCCTCAAGCCACCTGTCCACAAGTCGCTTGAAAATCATAAACACCCGACTCCGTCCGGTCTCGATGCACACACCGAACGGCAGCTTTTCAGCCTGAATCCCGTCGGAAAGTGTCTCTTTGGAGATTTTGACGCCGTTTTCCCGCAGATACTTTGCGGCCTCGTCGATTGTCATAGTTTTTACCATACTTTCCTCCTTGCCATTGCTTCGCGGGTGTGGTATAATACCCGTGAAGAATCCTTGCCAATGCTTCTTCGCCGCCCCGTCAGGTTGCCGCCTGGCGGGGCATTTTTTACATTCCTCATTTTCCCGACTCGTCTCCTGCCAGAAGCTCGTCCACAGGCACATTAAAGTAGTCCGCCAACCGCTTCACATTCCGGGGATGGGGCCTTGTGCCGTTCTTCCAGTTGACAATGGACGTCTGATTCACGTCGATTTCCTTGGCAATCCGGTAGTTGGTCACTCCTCGCTCCGCCTGAATGCGAGTGAGGTTTTCCGCAAAACTCAAAATTTCCCTCCTTTCTATCCTTCCGGGGCTTGTGATAGGAAAGCCCAATATGCTAAAATAGAGCAGCGGAAGGAGGTGAATACATGACTAATAACGTAGAATTGAACACATTCCCTGATAATGCCCTCGATGCCATGGCGTTGCTGTACGTTCAGAGCCAAGACTTGGCAGGAAAGACACCGGCAGAGATTTACGGGATGTTCCGGACGGCACAGGCCGAAATCTCTGCGGCGCATAGGATGGAACTCTCTGCCAAGTAATTCATCGCCCCAGCGGGTACATGGCCCTCACGATGCTGACCATTTCGTTGGTCATTTCCGCGAGGTCGTGGGATGATACGGAATCCTTGTGGGAGCACTCGGAAAGCAATTCCAGCTGCTTCGCAAGGATTTCGTACGCCTGAGACATATCCATCAAACTCTCACCTCCAAATTAGATTATTTGTTGACAAATTAGAGTACCGGTGTTATCATAACCTTGCTACGATCATTGATACTGCGCCAGGCCGGGATTCCCGGTGTGGCTTGGTCTCTTATTGCCTGTCCACGTGCTATATTATACTTCAACTTGAAGTATATGTCAATGCAAATTGTAGCATTACTGTGTCCAAAGTTGGAGGTGTATATTTGTGCAGTTTGCTACAAATTTGAAGTATCTGCGAGATGAGCGCAAGTTAAGCAATTATCGATTGGCGATGGACCTTGGATGTAGCCAGTCCACTATAAAGAATTGGATATCGGGTGATAATACCCCGCACCCCAAAATGCAGAAAACAATTGCAGATTATTTCGGGATTACTGTCGATGCCCTCAACGGTGACGAGTTGCCAATTCTTCCGGCTCAAGACACAAAAAAAGAGCGCCCCGCCGATGGCGAAGCGCTGAGTGATATGCAGCTGGAAGCTATAGAATTTGTTAAGTCCCTGCCAGAGGATAAGTTAAACCGGTTTCTTCGGCTGGCAAAAGCCGCTTTTGAGGAGGATGGCAAATGAGTGACTATATCAACTTCCAGGGGACGGAATTCAAAATCCCGGATATTGCGGCGGGGAAAGTTGTGCCGCCCATCGTCGATAGGCTTGTGCGGGCAGAAGAAGAAAAGCGAAGGGCTGAAAAGAGGGCGCGGTTATATTTCTGGGCCGGAATCATTTGCAGCGTCCTGTGCATGTTCGGCGGGTATCTGCTGGGGAAGTTCTGCTGATCGGTGCTCTCGTTCCAGCTTGTCCAGCCTATTCAGAATGTGCCATATGTTGAACCATTGCGCGACTGTGCCAGCCACGGCGAACATCACAAGCGCATACAGTACCGAATTACTCATATCTAATCCCCCTTGTAAAAAGTATACTGGGCCTACGCAGCCGGTTCATTCGGCTGGTTCGTCATCCTTCATTTCCTCCATAATGCGGTAGAGCTGCGCGTCTGTCAGCTTGCCGATCATCTCTATCGCCTCGCTGAGTAGCGCGTCCTTAGCCTTACCGTCCATTTGTTCTATTATATCATACTTTTCGCAAAAACACACGATATATTTCCCCCTCGTAAAAAAATATTTCTACCTATTCCCCCAAATAGGACAAATATTGCATACCGCGTTGCCCTATAATAGGCAACAAAGGGATAAATTTTGGGTTATGTTGGCCCTGTCGCCCCCGCACCGGGCGGCAGGGCCAACATAGCAGATAGCCCATCAGGCTGTCGTCTGCTACGATTTAAGCATAGCAGTGCCGCGAAACCCTGTCCACGTGCAATCCGGGGAACCGTGCGACCGATGTAGGGCAAATGGTCCCCGCATTTTAGATTCTGTCCCGCCACAGGTGAAATCTACTTTATGGAGGCGAATAACTATGTCTGCGTTGCAGGAAATCGCGGGAAACATTGAGCAATACCCAAAAAGGATTCGCGAAGCAAAGGAAAAGAAAAGGTACACCATCAACGACATCGTGGATCTGTCCGGCGTGTCAAAGTCCGCCGTGTCAAAGCTCCTGGACGGATCACAAATGGACCCGAAGCTCTACAACTCGGTCGCCATGTGCATGGCGCTGGATCTGTCGCTTGACGAACTGTTCGGGTTGGACAAGCCTATAGATCACCCGGAATCTATGCAGGCCAGGATACATCAACTGGAGCTGGAAAACGCGCATTTGTCCGGTAACGTAAAAAGGCTGGAAGAAGTAAACGCCATACAGAAGGACCAAATGCGCACTCGCAAGCCGGTCATCTTCGTCCTGCTTGGTATGTGCGCCGTGCTGGCCATGTGCCTGGTGGCGTACCTGTTTATTGACTCGCAAATCACGGCCCAGGGGCTCATCCGCAACGGACAGCCCACCGCCGTGGCGTGGTTTGTTATTGTCATAGCAGCCACTGCGGTGATAGCCTCTACGGTCATCATCTCTATGGCCCTGCGCAAAAAAGTATGAAAAAAGGCCGCCCCACATGGGGCGGCCATGTCACAATATAAAGGAGGATACAATGAACTGCATTAAGTGCGGTGGAGTTTTGCCGGACGGCGCTCTGTTTTGCCCAGCATGCGGAAAGCGGCAATCCAAACAATCCCGCAGGGCCATCAAGAGGCCCAACGGGTCCGGAACGGTCTATAAACTGCAAGGCCGAAGGAGCCGCCCGTGGGTGGCGGCAAAAAGTAAGGTGATTATAGGATATTACCCCACGCGCAAAGACGCTCTTGAGGCTCTGGAACGCTTGGCGGGGAAGGATTTGACAGAGCGGTATAACATGACCTTCAGGGAAGTATTTGAAGCATGGAAAGAGGAACATTATAAGGAAATAGGCCCCCGTGGGGTGGAGTCATATAACCGGGCTTTTGACGTGTTCCAGCCGCTCCACGATGCAAGATTCCGCAGTTTGCGGACAGCAGACTTCCAGGCGGTTATGGACAAATATGCGGATAAATCCCACAGCACATGCAGCAAGTACAAGCAGCTTGTTACGCAGATGTCCGCATGGGCGATCCGGGAGGAAATCGCAACAACAAGCTTTGCAAAATTTATCCATCTGCCAGAAAACGTGAAAAAAGAAAAGGAAATCTTCTCCGACGTGGACATTGAGAAGCTGGAGAAAAACGGAAGCGACACCGCGAAAATTATATTGATGCTGATTTACACGGGCATGAGAATCGGGGAGCTTTTCGGTCTCCCGCTGGCCGACTATCACGAAACCTACGTCATCGGGGGAGAAAAGACCGCCGCCGGGCGCAACCGGGCCATCCCCATCAGGCCGGAGGGCCGGGCATACTTTGCATATTTTGCCGCAAGGGCGAAGGGTGCGCTCTTGCTGTCCGGCTATACCGGACAACAGGTACCGGCAAATTTTCGCCGGCGGGATTACTATCCGTTACTGGAAAAGCTCAAGATTGAGCGGAAAACTCCTCATGCCACCCGGCACACCTACGCCAGCTGGGCCAGAAGATCAGGCATGGCCACGGAGATTCTGCAAAAGATATTGGGCCACGCCGACTATTCCACAACGGCAAATATTTATGTTCACACAGACATTCCTGAGCTGATTGCAGCTGTAGACGCGGCTGACAAAAAATAGCGTGTTACTAACACGTTACTAACAAGGAAAAGTATGGTATAGAATGTTGGAACTTTTTTGCGGCAAAAACAAAGAAAAAGTCCCGGTTTCACATGAAGCCGGGACTTTTTTGGTGCGCGGTACAGGACTCGAACCTGTGACCCCATGCACGTCAA